ACCGCATCAAGCTGGCCGTGAACTTCCCCGCCAGCGCGATCTACGGCGTGATCGTCGCCGCTGGAGGCAGCCTGGACATCCCGGACGCCGAGTCAGGCCGTGATGACGACGCACCGCCTCCGAGCGACGATGAAGTGGGCACTGCCCAGCATCAGGCCACGCCGACTGGCGAGGCAGCCACGGATGCCCTGAACGGCGTCACCGGGCAGCCTAGCCTGGGGATGTGATGACAAGCCCGTATGCAGCCGCTATCGCGGCGGCGGCGGCGGGCGCCCCGATGTCCAATGGTGAACTGACCATCGTCCCCGGCCGGCTTCTGCTAGCGGACGGGGACGGGCTGTGCTACTATTGCGCAGGCGACGACGAGACAAGCCCCGGCGAGGCCCGTTCCCGCCTGATGGAGAAGCTCGCCGCCGCCAAGCGTGCATCGGGGTCAGATCGCGTGCTCGTGCTCCTGACGGGCCGGGGCTCACACAAGGGCTACCGCTACGCAGTGGCCCGCGCCAAGCCGTATCAAGGACAGCGCGAGAACGCGCGCCGGCCGAAAAACTGGCAGTATCTCAGAGAATTCCTAGAGCAGTACAAGGGGGAACTGTTCGAGGTTGAGGAGACCCAGATCTCCGAGGCCGACGATCTATTCGCCCGCTACGCTAGCGGACACCCTGACTGCGTAATATACACGCAGGACAAGGACATGCGAATGGTTCCGGGCTGGCACCTGAACTGGCTGACTCACATCATGTTCAAGCTGGGCCTGGAGTTCCGAGTCGAGCACGACGACAAGGTATGGGGGCGCTCGTGGTTCTGGTCACAGATGCTGCATGGGGACACCGCCGACCACATCCCGGGCCTTCCGTGGTACACGGACGGCAGCATAACCAAGTCCGGACCGAACAAGGGAAAGGAGACGCAGCACAAGTGTGGCGAGTCCAACCGGATCGTGGTGAAGGAGTTGCCGAGGATTGCGTCTGACATGGGTGCGCTACTGCTACTTCAGCCACTGTACAAGTCATGCTACGGTGACCGCTGGCTCGTCGAACTTCTGGAGCAGGGCATCCTGCTCTGGATGCGCAATGACACCGGCAGCAGCGCGCTAAACGTTACGGCACCGGGTAATCCGCTGGCCCCGATCACCACCCACCAACTCTGGCCCTCGGCTCGCGCTGAAGTGCTGCAACGAATCGCGGAGGCGATGGTACATGAGGAAGCTCAAAGCGAGCGAGATAGCGGAGGAGAGGGAGCGACGCTGGCTGAAGAACGGCAAGCGATGCGCTTTGTGTCAGCATCCGGTGAGCTTCGACAAGACAGCACTGGACCACTGCCACTCTACTGGTGTGATTCGGGACACGCTGCACCTGACCTGCAATGCCCTCCTAGGCAAGGTGGAGAACGGGAGCAAGCGGTTCGGGGTACACAACCTGTCGGCATTCCTACATGGCTGCGCCACGTACTTGCAAAAGCATGAGACGTTCGGCGGGCCTATGCTAGGCGAGCCACTGCTTCATCCGACCTACAAGACCGCTGACGAAAAGCGAGTCGCCAAGAACGCCAAGGCGCGCAAGCTCCGGGCAGTAACCAAGAAAGTGAAAGCATGACCGGACCAAAGATCGGATTGATCGACATCGAGACCGCGCCAATCGAGGGCCGCGTGTGGGGGCTGTTCGATCAGAACGTGGGCCTGAACCAGATCACGCAGGAGTGGGCCATCCTCTCCTTCGCGTTCAAGGAACTCCACGCCCCGAAGAAGTCCATCATCTACATGGACACCTTCGACAACGAGGACAAGCGCGACGACTACGAGGTCTGCGGCAAGCTCTGGGAACTGGTCCACGAGTACGACATCCTCATCGCACAGAACGGCAAGCGGTTCGACAAGCGAAAGATTTACGCCCGGCTCATCATGCACGGCTTCCCGCCGCCGAGCCCTGTGAAGATCGAGGACACCATGCTGATGGCCCGTCAGGTAGCAGCCTTCACCAGCAACAAGCTGGAGTGGCTGACCACGTACCTCACGAAGATCAGCAAGTCCAAGCACAAGGAGTTCCCGGGATTCGAGTTGTGGGCCGAGTACCTCGCCGGCAACCCTCGCGCTCGTGCCGTCATGAAGAAGTACAACATCCCCGACATCACGTCGATGGAGGAACTGTACCTAAAGCTGCGCCCGTGGGCCCGGGGTCACAGCAACGTGGCCGTGTACACCGATGACGAGGCGATGGTCTGCCCGGTGTGCGGCTCGCACAAGATCGAGAAGGACGGCTTCATGTTCACGAACGTGGGCAAGTACGAGCGCTACCGATGTGGGGGCTGTGGCGCCTGGAGCCGCGCTCGCCGCACAGTCAACACCCTCAGCAAGCGCAAGTCGCTGCTCACTGCTTAGGAGGAAGCATGGCAAACATCGGAAACTCAGACGACAGCGCGCCGTTTCAAGGTCGCAAGGATGACGGCGGCAAGCTGGACATGACCTTGTTCGACGACATGCCCCGTGCCATCAAGGCCGTGGCCGAAGTCATGCAGTGGGCCATAACCAAGAAGCTGCCCGCGCCCTACGAGCGGGGCTCATGGAAGGCCGTGGATGCTGACCGCTACCGCGCTGCCCAGGTGCGGCACAACGTGGCACAGGGCGAGCAAACGCTGGCCTCCGGGGTGGCCCCTCGCTTCCAGCGGGACTTCGAGACCGGGCTCCTACACGAGGCGCACAAGGCGTGCTCTGCAATGATGGCGCTGGAGAATATCATGCGCGAACTGGAGACAGCCAAGTGATCGAGCCCCGGCATCCAAAGACCAGTGTGCTATCCACGCTACTGCACCGTGCGGACCTCACGGACTACGAGACCACGGCCCGCGCAATCGAAGAACTGTTCGATAGTAGCCTCGACGAGTACAAGGCGGAACTGTATGCCCGCTTGCAGGACACCCTGCTTGCCGATGACACGTTTGCCGAGTGCGAACACAAGGTCAACGCTGCGCTGAGTGCCAGCGTTAGGGCATTCGCATGAACGATTACCTGATCCTCAAAGCTGTAGAGCACAACAAGCTCCCTGTCAAGTTCAAGAAGCAGTACCCCAGCATCGATGCCCTTGTGGCTGCGGGCTGGTGGACGCAGAAGAAATACGATGGGTGCATGGGTATCGCCCACATGCGCTTCAATGGGGGCAGCACGATGCAATCTCGTACCGGCGAGGACTACACCACCTCATGCGGTAGCATTCTGGAGGAGATTCGTGAAGCGGCGGACGAGCAGGGCGAAAGCTGGGACGACTTCGTTGTCATTGGTGAGGTGTGGCAGCCCATCGAAGAAGCAGCATTCCCGACGATCAGCGGCAAGTTCCGTAAGGCGCAGCTTGCCCCGAGCCTCAAGTTCATCGCCAACGACCTGTTGCCGCCCGGCCTCGTCACCGACATGGCCTACCGCCTGCGCTTCGCAGACCTGTGCGAACTGCTCCCTCCCCTGGAAATAGCAGAGGCTCGTGTGCACGTGGCTGAGACGTGGCAATCCCGAGTGGACGCTGCGGCCCGAGCGATAGAATGGCAAGGCATGGGCGGATTCGACGGGGCGATCCTGCGAGACCCCAACGCCGGCTACAGCATCGGCACGGTGAAGGCTGGAGAGATTGTCAAGGTCAAGCCGACCTTGAGCCTGGACCTTCTGGTCGAAGGCCGGGGCAAGGTGCAGGGCGAGAAGACAGGGCGCGACGTGTGGACCATCGTGGTCACATACAATGGCGTAGAGACAAGCGTGGGCAGCGGAGTGCCGCACCATGCCTCCGATGTCCCGATGCGCGGGCAGATCGCCGAGATTGAATGTCTCGGCATCACCGCTGATGGCAAGCTGCGCGAGCCCCGCTTCAAGAGCATGCGCTTCGATAAGGTAAAGGCCGACTGATGAAATATCTCCTGCTCAAGCTCGCCGAGGAGGCGGGCGAAGTTGTCGTGGCTGCAATCAAGCATCGCCTACACAACACCGCTGCCACCAAGCGCGAGCTTGCGTTGGAGATTGGCGACCTATACGCCATCGTTGACCTACTGTTCATGTGCAGCGCCATTAGCCCTCGATCCGCAGCCGACCGCCGCAACGAGCGCTATGCCCGAGAACAGAAACGCATGAAGGATCGCTGATGGAGTTGCTGACTCAATCTGAAGTAGAGTACCGCATGTACTACGGCGGCGTGAAGCGCGCTGACGACATGATGAACCGGGCCGAGGAGAAGGGACGGGCGGCCACGAACCCGTACGCCCAAGAGATATTCGGTGAGTTCGTGATGCCCATCGCACGCGCCCTCAACACCGAGTTGGACCAGACACGCCCGGGGGTACGT